AAAAAGTTAAAAATCCGGGCGAATCTGGCAGTCCAAACGCAAAGGATACAGCTTATTACCCGGCATCTATGGAATACGGATATTTTGCACGGAACGGCAGGTATATCCCAGGATACAGGTTTATACATGATAGCCTTGAAAATAATGCCCGGAACATGGAAAAAACCATCATATCTACTATGAAGCAAAAGATCGACGCTGAAATCAGAAAGGCAGGGTTGAAATAATGGAAGCGGCATTAAGATATGAACTGGAAAGTAAAATACCCGAATTAACCGAAGAAATCTATCCCACAAACGCGCCAGAAACAGCGTCTAAGCCTTATCTGGTTTATGCGAGAATCAACACCGACAGGACAAAATTACTATCAGGATACACAGACGACCAGGCATTAAGTTTTATGTTCTCGTGTATGGCAACAAGATACGACGATATGAAATCCTTGACCAATAGGGTTGAGGATTTTTTATTGTCCTTGCCCGGCACATACATAGGCGAGGATAAAGACATATATGTCCAAGACCTGACAATCAACAATATAGCAGAGCAATACGAGCACGAACTCAAGGTCAATCGAGGAATAATTGATTTCACAATCTATTTTTAAGGGAGGTATAAGATATGTCAGCTAAAGCTACAAGAGCATTAGGAACAATCTTGAAAAAGGATGAGCAAAATATCGGTGGTTTAACCAGCATTGGTGGAATTGAAATTACTGCTGATACTATTGACGTTACATCTCTTGATTCCGATGGAGGATACAGAGATTTTATAGGGGCGTTTAAAGACGGTGGAGAAGTGCCTATTGAAGGTTATTTTAGACCGGAAGATGCAGGACAGCTTGCTTTACAAGAATCTCTTGACGAAGGACAACCGGAAGACTATACCATAGAATTTCCAACCACTCCGAAAGCTACTTGGACATTCAAGGGAGTTGTAACCGCATTTAAAGTCGGCGATGCAGAAGTTGATGGAACAATTGCATTCGGAGCCACCATCAAGGTATCCGGTAAGCCGGTTTTGACAATTGCCGCAAGTTAATCGGGCAGGCGCGCCCTGCCCTTTTAAACAAGGAGGGAATTATGAAATTTAGTATCAAAACATCGGACAACAGAAAGCGTAAAGTATACATAGACAATAACGATATATCCAAAGGTGTAACAGGGTTAAGGATAGACATAGAGCCGCTAATGCCGGCTGATATAACATTACATACAACAGCAGATATAGACGACATCATAGAAGATGATGCAAATATTTATATTATGCTCGGAGATAAGAAATACAAGATTGTTGAGGAGGTTTAATATGGCTTACGTTGAAATAAAACTAGACAAGACAAGAAACCTTAAATACGGCATGAGAGCCTTAGACCGTGTTGAAAAGAAACTCAAAAGAAAAATATCACAAATTGACATGAACAACTTATCCATGGAAGAAACAGCTACATTTATATGGGCGGGATTGGTGCATGAGGATAAAGAATTAACCGTGGAAAAAGTCATGGATCTTGTGGATGAATACTCAAATTTAAACGAAGTCAGCTTAAAGTTGGCCGAGGCTATGAATTTGGCGTTTAATAATGGTGAACAACCAAAAAACTAGATGAAGGCGAGAAGCCAGAAGAATTTGATATATACAAAGAACTGGAACTCGCCTTTTCTATTGGAATCAGTATAAGCGAATTTTGGGAAATGACCCCTTATGAGTTATCCGTGGCCGTAAGGGGTTTTTGCAAGCAAAAAGAAAGAGAAGCAGAAGAACATAAAGCCAAACTAAATAATCTAAGAACAATATTAATCGAACAAGCACTACTCTTGTCAAGATGGGTATGGAAAAAACAAATAAGCAAAAAAGAAATTGAAGATGTGCTTAACATAGATAAACCGAAAAACAAAGAAATGACCGACGAAGAAATGCTAGTAATGGTTAAGACGCTAAATGCATTGTTCGGCGGGGAGGTGCGAATAGAAGATGGCTCAAAGAAGTAACTTTATTGTTCGTGGCGGTGCGGACTTCTCGGGATTGCATAAAGCCCTCAATCAGACGCAAAAAAGGTTGTCTGTATTCCAAAACACGGTAAATAAATCTTTTAAACTTATCGGCATAACACTTAGCGGAATTGCAGTCGGCAAATTAGTAAAAGAAAGTACAAAAATGGCCATGTCTGTAGAATCGTCCATAGACAACATCCGCCGAAACATGGGTAGTGCGTCCAAAACATATGATGCGTTTGTAAACACACAGGCTAAGTCTTTGGGAATGGCTCGTAAGGATGCATATGCATACGGGTCAACATTTTCTAATTTACTTGGAAGTTTTATAACTGACACACAGGAAGTAGCAAATGAAACCGAAAACCTTATGAAAGCGGCGGCTATAATATCCAGTAAGACCGGGCGAACATTTGAAGATACCGCAAATAGGATTCGATCCGGTTTACTAGGCTCAACGGAAGCGATTGAGGACTTGGGTGTATATACACAAGTGTCCATGTTGGAGTCAACCGAAGCTTTTAAAAGGTTTGCTAACGGTCAATCATGGAATCAGCTAGATTTTAGAGTGCAACAGCAAATTAGGTTAGCCGCTATATTAGAACAGGCATACGCAAGATATGGCGATACCCTTGCCGACACTACACAGACAAAACAGGCTCAATTTTTGGCGAGCCTTAATAATATAAAGTTAAATATCGGACAGGCATTCCTGCCTATTTACAATGTTGTATTACCCGCTTTAACAGCATTGGCTGCCAAAATAGAAAACATAACAGCTCATATTGCGGCGTTTTCTCAATCTATTTTCGGACAGGCAAAAGCGGTTGAAGTAACCGAAGACTATGCTGACGCAATCGGTAATGTTGGAGATGCAGTAGAAGAAGCAGGAAAAAAAGCCAAAAAATCCATCGCACCGTTTGACGAGATTAATCAAATAGCTACGGCGGCAGCAGATAATGCATCAAACATTAGAACACCGTCGCCGAGTAAATCTCAAATTAAATCAACTGTTACTGCCACAGATAAGACCGGGACGTTTGCGGATACTATCGAAAAGTTGAAAGATGCGGTCGAACCAACTATTAAGGCTTTGGGAAGACTTAAAGACGCGCTGGAACCGATAGGCAAGTTTGTTTTTGATAATATTAAGAATTTTTATGAGGAATGTTTAAAACCTATCGGGAAATGGGTTTTAGGCGAAGGATTGCCGAGACTGCTAGATGTTGGTACAGGGCTACTAAAAAGCATTAATTGGAACAGCTTGACTCAAGCCCTAAAGAATTTATACCAGGCCTTAGCACCCTTTGCCATATCTGTTGGTAAAGGATTAATCGAATTTATTGAGGTTATAGCCGAAATATTAAAACCTATCATTTCTGCGACAGCTGATTTATTAGCAAAAGCAATAAACGCCATTGCTGACGCCATTAAGAAAATCCCCGAGGATGTTGCAGTAGCGATTGGCGGCGCAATCGGAGGAATAGCCACAGCGATTTTAATATTCGAAGGAGCCACAGCAATACCGGGAATTATTAAAAATATAAGCACGGTATTAGGCGGATTTATTGATGGTATTGCAAAACATCCTTTGCTTACCATTGCAGCTGGTATAGGGGCAATAGTTGGAGCGCTTGTAGCATGGCAAGAATTTAAGTTTAATGAATCGGATACAGGCAAGCTATTAAAACGCATTAAAGACCTTGACGAAGCTACAAAGAAACACAACGACGGCGTAAAAGTTGCAATAGAGCTATATAAGCAAAGAGAGCAGGACATAGAAGCTGAATATGGCGCCGTCGAACTGCTTGCTAAAAAATATTTTGAATTAGCAGACCAAGAAAGTTTAACTAACGAACAGCAGGCATTACTCAAAGCATATGCGCAAGAACTTATTGAAAAAATTCCAGAGCTATCTAAATTAATTGACGCACAAACCGGAGCGTACAAAGGAACAAAAGAAGAGATTCAAGAGTTAATAACAAGAACTAAAGAATATTATTTAGTTCAAGCGGCCCAAGAAAAGTTGATTGAACTGGGTAAACAATATTATGAGACAGAGCGGATACTGGCCGAACGACAACAAGAACGATACAACATGATGGAACAGATACGCAAAAAACAAGGCCAGTTAGACAAGCTTATTAATGAGCAGTCCATACCTATACAGTATCAGTCAAAAGAGGCACAAAATGAATACTACAAAGCGGTAGCAGAAACAAAGAAAGAAATCAGAGAGCTTTACAAGCAACTAGAAGAATTTGACAAGGTTACAGAAGAAACAAGGCAATCTCAAAAGCAAATTAACAAAGAGTGGGAATATGCCACTAATTATATTAGTCAGTATGCGACAACCGCTCAAACCGAGATACCTAAAATTAAAAAGACTGTCAATGATACTCTAGATACCGTAGAAACACAGGTATCTAATTTTAAATTACCAAATATAAAAATAGGCCTCGAGGTAGACACAAGTGCATTATCATCTTTATCCTCGACAACCTGGAACCAGAAATACGGTACTGTTATCAAACCGTCAGCATATGCAACAGGCGGCTTCCCCGAAACGGGGGAGCTTTTTATTGCGAATGAGAGCGGACCTGAATTGGTAGGGCGCATTGGCAATAGAACAGCCGTCGCCAATACAGATCAGATTACCGAAGGAATATCTCGGGGTGTTGCGGTAGCAAATGCCGAAGAAGTTATGTTGTTAAGAGAGCAAAATCGATTACTACAGGCAATTTTACAAAAAACCGGCATAACCACACGGCAGATTTACGATGCAGTAGTGACAGAGAACAACACAATGCGCAAACGCGGTTTAAATCCGCTGTTGGCTTAGGAGGGATAGCATGAGTTATAACGGATACTTATTTAAAATCAACGGACAAATTTTCCCTCATAAATACATATCTCCTGGAACATACCAAGTTACGCCTAACCAAACACAAGATGTTGACAGTTATGTTGATGGTGATGGCAAATTACATCGTAATGTATTGCCACATAGGCGTACAAAGTTTGAATTTACAACTCCACACATAAAAGAGCCGGATAACAGGGTTATACAAGCCCTGTTTCCGGACGATTTAACTGTTAATGTAGAGTATTGGAATCCCCGCAAAGGAATATACGAAACAGCGGTATGTTATACACCTGATACAACGTTTACGGTGTATGATTCAGATGATACCGATATTCTATACAGCCCTTTAAGAATAGCATTTATCGAATACTAAGGAGGGGATATGGATGTTAAATATCGCCCCGGAGTTGAAAGAATTATACAAGCAAGACAGTGTCCCAAAAGCATATGATATATATTTTCCTGCGCTGGATTTACATATAACTAACGACAGACTTGTTGACGGCAGTTTTGAGTTAACCGAAAGCTTGTGTAGTAGTAATGACTTGGTTTTTGGCTCATGCGAAGCTGCGGAAGTCAGATTTACTGTTGCGGATATAGAGCAAAACTTAACAGGCCAGTGGTTTACTATACATCAAATAATAGATGATTACGACCCTGTACCATTCGGGATATTTAAAGTAGGCAGCTGTAAAAAACAGTCAGACAAAAGGTTTAAAGACATAATTGCCTATGACGCTTTGGCAAATATTGATGTTGATGTGGCCGAATGGTATAATTCCATGTTTCTGTCCGGAAACGAAAAATATACATTAAAGCAATTCCGTGAAAGTTTGCTTGATTATCTCGGAATTGAATACGAAGACGAAACCCTTCCGAACGATGGTATGATTGTCGAGAAAACTACAGACGTAACACAAATAAGCGGCAGGGAAGTGCTACAAAAATGCGTCGAGCTTAACGGTGCTTTTGGGCATATAAATCGTTATGGGAAATTTGAGCATGTAATTCTGGAGCCCGGGTACGGTTTATATCCATCCGAAGATTTATACCCAAGCAATGACCTATACCCAGTAGATGAAAATAATACAACATATATTAACGAAAACTTAATAGATGAAACAGTAGCGAATTCCCTGCGCCGCCGGCCGGTAGAGTTTGAAGAATACACCGTGCAAGAAATAGATAAATTAATTATCCGCACTGAAGAGGACGACATAGGCTCAATTGTCGGCACAGGTAGCAACACATATATTATTCAAGATAACTTTCTTGTATACGGGAAATCGGCAAGTGAGCTAGAACAGATAACGCGAAATGCTTATGGCAATATGGCAAAGCGCCCTTACAGACCTTATAAAGCGGAGATTGTCGGGTTACCATACATTGAGGTTGGTGACACATTGTTATTTACAGGCGACAACCCAATTACTGGGTATGTGTTGCAAAGAACTTTGTTCGGGATACAGGCGTTAAAAGATGAAATAATAACACAAGGCAAAGAAAAACGGGAACAGAATTTTAATATTAATACCGAAATAATCAGGCAGAAAGGTCGAATTGCCCGGATAAAGAAAGATGTTGAGGGCGTCAGGATTGAAGTTGAAGATTTGGCAGCGGAAACAGCAAGTAAATTTGAGCAAACCGCTACCCAAATATCTGCCGAGGTTAGCAGGGCAATCGGAAAAGAGCAGGAACTGTCTGGCCGCATAGACGTTATGGCTGGACAAGTTGTCTTAAAAGTAGATGCCAATGGAAATGTTGCTGCTGTGGAGTTGGATGCAGATCCAAGCGAAGGAACATCTGTAAAAATTAAG